GAGAAAGATAGGGGCCATACAGAAACCAATTAGCCGATGTCAATGATATACTATGACCCCCTGCTAACATCGAAATGTGGAGCAAACCATAATTAAATGGTGTACTATCAACAACGATGAGAGCGCACAATTTTCCAGGATGAAAGCATAATTATTAACTTTATTACTTACAGCGGTGTTCGTCAACCATGTTTGCAATAGGTCGACATCGAGGTACACACCTGTCGCCGGTGTCCACTGACCGGACAATACTGCAAGTGGTCGACTTAAGAAATTGGCAATATCCATGGGCACTGGTGTATCGGTGCCAGCTGTATTGTAATCTCGTTTCTCAGTACCCACACCACCTGTATCACCAGTAATCCCAGTGAAAATTTGGTTGTGTAGATCTAAATTGTTATTTTGGGAACTTACGTAGTCCCGAACGTTTTCTTTTGTTGTTTGAGCGATTGAACTATGCCCCTCTACAATTGCAATCATTGTGCAGAGGAGGATCGCAAGATTGGCCATCAACCAAACCATGTTGTGTACAACATTTAGGGGAGCGCCCTGGTAGATGTTTTCTTTCACCCCATTCTCATTTGTGTTCTTGCTATATTCACAACTGCAGTAACTGGTAAAAGATGGATAGTCGCTTTCGCTCTCGCGAGCAGATATCCAGCTGCTCTGTAACTCATATTCGTCACCCGATAGTATCCATGGATGTACTGGTGTGACTATTTCTAGCTGACCACGGTAGTAATCAGTGAGTTGTCTAAATGAAAGAAATGTGTTACTCTTAACATAATCTTTCAAATTATGGTGATTGATAATATCTCTCACCATTTGGTCAAATTCATAGAAGTATTGCACTCCATGTTGCCAAGCTTCCCGGTGGGCGCTCGACAACGTGGCTACAATTTGCTCCTCTGCCGTGATAGAAGTTGACCGAATGCAAACCATCAAAGATTTCTTCAATGACTTATCTGCTAACGGGCTGGTAAAACGATTCAGGATCGAGTTGAAAACGAAGGTACGTTTCAAAAAATCAACTTCTGACAAGGTTTTAAAATCATATTCTGAACCGTCTTTGGAAGCGGGTGTAAATATGATGTCGAATTTTCCCATCACGTCTCGATAATTGCGGAATGAAAACATATCTTTGATCTCATCTTTTACGGCGACAATAACATCATCACCATAGGTTATAGGGCGCACTAAACGCCTAAATTCACTAATGGGTAAATTAGTTGCTAAATGAAATCCAATACGCAGATAAACACTCCCGCAAATAGAATTTACTATAACTGTTAGCAGATGACCACTGGGATTGTTGCGCAAAAAACTTACTAGATCACCGAAAAAATCTACATAAGCGAACGCAATATCATAACCAACACCACGCATCACCAGAAAATCTTCTTCGTCCATCTTTGAATTCTTCCGATGGAACTCAATTATACCATCAAAAATTTCCATTATGACCATACCCATCATACTTTTGTCATAATTTTTATAATCACCATCGAAGAGATTGTTGGCGAAACTCTCCAGATAATTAGCAATCTTGTCCCAATCTTCACTATGCGCATTACAACCAACAGCATTTTCAAATGCTAAATTATTACGTTGCATGAGCCGAATGAAAGATAGGAAATATTGTCGTCCGATAATTAGGTGGGTGACGTTCTGTCCAGTAAACACGCGGGTTTTACCATCCAGTATCTTCTGGAATTCTCGTGGTTCATCCTTTAAAGCGACGTTAAAGA